TCAGTACGTCTGCCGTGCTTCGGCGCCTTCCTGCTCGGCTTCCTTCGCGTCCTTCTTACCCTCGACGAGGTTGTACCCCGTCACCGCCGCCGTCAGCGTGAAGATCAGCTCGTTCCCCAGCTGCAGCTTGAACAGCTCGTCCGCCACGATCAGGCCGAAAGCCGTGAGCGTGAAGACGAGCTTCCGGCTGTTGGCCTTGAAACCGATTGGCAGACCGTTCGCGCCGCGCACGACCGTCACGTACTCGTTCGCCTTAAGGTAGCCCAGCAGTACCAGCGTCGCCGCAGCCAAATTCGTCAGATCGATCTCCACGCCGAGCAGGCGCGTTGCCGCTGCGGCCGCTGCTGCACCAATCACCGTTAGGGAATCCGGTCTAAGCCATTTTTTCATCGTTTGTTTCCTCCGCTTCGATGTAGTCGAGTTTGTGACAGACAAGAGCTCCTTGGCGGCTGCAGCGCGGGCACGCGATCGTGCCGCCAAGAAAGAAATAGAGAACGTTTTGAGAGCGCGTCGAAAGCTTCTGGACGTCTTCGAGGTACGAGCATCCTCCGGCCATAGCGGATCCACTCCTAGCGCGGCCATCGTGCGCCGCTGATTTTCCATGATGACGAGCTGATTGGCCACGTAGGCCTTGACTTCGCTGTCGTCCGAGAGCAGCCATGGCACCACCCGGCGCAGCGCCTGCTTCACCTTCCGCTGCTTGAGCAGCACATACACGGCCGTGCCGAGCGCGCTGAGCGACAGCCCATTCTTCCATACCGTGTGCGCCAGTTCGATGATCAGGTCATACACGCCGCCCCGCCTCCTCCGGCAGCAGCACCGGCACCGGGCCGGGCAGGAGCAGCTGCTGAGCCATCCACGGGCCAAGCAGCTCGCCGATCGCCCGCAGGCTGTCGTCGCTGAAGTCGGACTCGAGCAGCTCCGACTCGTCCATTTTTATCATCCGACTCCCTCTTTCCGGGCAAAATAAAAGAGCCCCCGTATACGGAGACTCATATAGTTGGTATAATCGTCCAGTACAGCACCGCTTGTGGTGGCCCCTCCGGAAAGGAGGGAACGCCTATGGAAACTTTCCAAGCGATCATGGCCATGTTTGCCTTCGGTAGCTTTCTGCTGAATCTCCTGACCTACATCGAAAAAAGAAAGTAACCCGCCACAGGTTGGACGCCTGACGGGTTACTCTCTACTCTGAGTTCAGTTGGAGGGTTCCACCTACAAAAGGGCTGTACGGAGAGGGAGCGTTGGCGCGCTTCCTCTTTTTCTGTTGCGTAACGTTACTTTTATTATACACAACTTCGATCAACAGTACACAACTTTGTCAACCATCCTGCTACGACTTGCAACAGGATGCAGATAACTACAGCAGATAGCGGTCATTCATTTTCTACATCCACGTAACCTTCTGTCTGCACCTCGTGAAAGTCTCCGCTGCGCCCGCCGCCGCTCGTCATCAGGATCAGGTTCAGTAGAATAATCGCGATGACGATCAGCGTATTGCCCGCCTTCTGGCTCATGCCCCACCTACTTCCCCAGCGCTTTTTTGGCTGCTGCGTTCATTTTAGCATCGAGCTCGTCCAGCCGTCTCCGTTTGTGCTCAGCTTGCACATCCTTCGCGGTCAGGATCTCTTTGTACTGCTTCTGCAGCTTGGCGATCTGCTTCTGGTAGGGCTTCATGCGGGCGTAGTCCTTCGCGTCCTCCGCCTGCATCTCCGTCTCGTTGAAATCGGCTGATGCCTTTTTCTTCGAGAGCTTGTCCCAGTCCTTGTAGAAGTCCTCCCGAACCTGGCCGCCGCCGCTGGTCTTCACGAAGAAGGAGCGGGCGAGCGGCTGTTCGGTTGGCTTCAGCTTCGGCAATGGAACTTCCCGGCCGCCCCGCGCCGCGTTGATGCCTGCGTCAACCATGTCCACGCCGTAGTTGGCCAGGCCGGCGCCGTAGCCGCTGATGGTGTTGTCGATGATGCGCGGGCTCGCCAGGTTCGTCTCGCCGAGGCCGACCTGCGCCATGAAGGAGCCGATTTCCTTGGCCAGCTCGCTTGTGTAGACGCCGTACTGGTCCTTCTTCTCGAAGCGCTGCTCGCCCATTGGAACGACCGGCGTTTTTCGGAAGAAAGAGTAGTTGGAAACGGCTTCGAGCAAAGGTGTCAGTGCTGTAATCATAACAGGCGGTGCAATAGACCCTACAGCAGTCCAAACATATCCGTCATAGGCATCCGGGTCATTTTTCGCCAACCAATCGAGGAACCGCTCCGTGCTCGTCGCAAAAAGCATTCCAGCCTCGAACGGCTTCGGGATTCGAACGAACTCACCCGTGCCTGGTATGCCGATGACGAAGAAGTTATCCTTTTGAAATTGTGGAATGTTCTCAAATTTTTCCCGCTCCTCCGGACTGAGTTGAGTTCGATTCCAGCGATGAATTATTCCTGCCGGAATAGCAAGCGCGGTTATAGCTCGGATGGTAAAAGAAAGAGGATTATCAAGAAATGCTCGCCTCATTTTATCTGTCCCCTGAAGCGAGGCGTTTAAGAATGCGATTATCTGATTCGCATTTCTCATTGCGCTGCCGGCCCGGTTGAAGTCCATCAAATCCTTCGCGGTGTAGGCCGCCTCCTCGATGTCACCCGTCTTCTTCAGCGCCTTGTTAAAGGCGCCGACCTTGGTCGATAATTCAGAGATTTCTGCGCCGGCTCGTAGCAGGCCAACCGTACCTTTCAGAGCTTTGTATCCGCTCAGCAGTTTGGCCAGCTCCGCCGGCGAGGTGACGGTGATCATAGTTTTGTCTCGCCAGCTCTGACGGAACACGGCTTGCATCGCTTCCCGGCTTGCATCTCGATCAAGCGACATCATCGTGCCCATCGCGCCGCCGCTGTTCACGAATTTCTCGTAGACATCCGTACGGCCGATGACGTGCCCGAGCCCCTTGAAAAAATCGATCGGGTTGAAACCGTACTTGCTGCTGTTCACGATTGCTCCAACTACGTCCCGAAAAGCGTTGCGGATAATGAATTCTGGAGTCAACGTCGCTCCGGATCTTAGCAAATTTGCAGCGGTACCAGCAACGAACCTAATGAGACCCGTCAGCTTTTCGTCATCCAATGACAGCATGGCGTTGTAGAGGTCCGGGTTCCGCACCTTGTACGCCAGCTTCTTGCCGTCCTGGTAGACGTCGATGATGTGCTCCTTCCCGGACTTCTGCCCAGGCACACGCTCCACCCAAACGCCCGCGCCTTCCACGTCGGCAAGCGCGGCGAGCCGCTGACCGACCTTGTTCTTCGCGGCCGAATTCATGACGAGGAACGTGTTCTTGATCATCGACTCGAACGGGTTGATGATGCTCCGCTGGCTGCCCTCTTCGCTCATTTTCCGAATCGGGGTCGTGATGTTGGCGAACGCTTTCGACGCGCCGTAACCGCCGTTCTTGAAGCCGACCACGTCGTCATCATCAAAGTGGCGCATGAACGGCACGTAGTTCGGGTAGAGTCGCTTCATCTCCTGAACGCCTTGTTTGGAGATGAAGCCGGCATCCTGCAGGATGCTCAGCAAAGCATCGTTGTACTGCATGATCTGCTGATGCGCCTTCTTCACGATCGTGTTGCTTTCCCAGCGGGTCATGACTTCCGACATCTGCGCTGGCGTGAAGGGTGTCTCCTTGCCCAGACGTCGCAAGTCGATCGCATGCCGCACGGCCAGGTAGGTCGCGAAGTCGTGTTCGCTCATGCCAATCTCTTCAAGCGGCCGGACGATTTTGGCCATGCCCTCGCTGAGCTTGTTGCCCTGGCTATCGAAGATCCCGCGCGTGACGGCCATCTTCGCCCGCTCCGGCACGCCGCGGCTGAGTCGGGCGAGCTTGTAGAGAGACTTGCCGCCCTGTTCGATCTTTCCCGTCAGCGCGAGCTCGGCGAGCCTCAGCGGGTTCAGGTCGTCAAAAGCCTGCGTGTAAAACTTGCTCCAGGTCCAGCGACGCTCCTTCTTCCCGCCGGCCATCTCAATCAGGCCCTTCGCCTGCTCGTAGTCCCCCTGCTGCAGCCAGGTCTGCATATCCTTCTGGACGCGGACCAGCCCCCGCTGCATCTTGCCCGGTAGCACCGAATTGAGGTACGCCCCGAACTTGGGAGCGAGCTGCTTCGCCTGCTGCGGATCGGCCAGGTAGACGCGGAAGAACTCCGCGATGCCCTCGTCGAACCACTCGCTGCGCGGGTACTGTTGGTAATCGTGGACGCCGACCTGATCCATCATGTCGAGCAACTCCTGTTCGAGCTGACGATTCTGCTTCAAGCTGAACCGTTTCTCGAGGTGATGGCCGACCTCGTGCGCGATCGTGTCGAGATCCTCGGCGTAGCCCGTGCGGATGACTTCCGACTGCGTCTTGTAGAGGCCGAGCACCTGCTGGCGGGAGACGCCCATGCGGCCGGTATCAATCGTCGCTCCGAGATTCTTTCGGATGCTCTCGACGACCTGCACACGGGAGATCGTCTTCCCGCCATCCGCCGCGCCCGCTCCCGGCGCCATCCCAGCGCTGCCCGCTCCAGCGACGCGCGCCTGCGATCCCTCTGGCAGCTGCCGCTTGATCTGATCCCGGCTCGCCTGCAAGGAGTCTGCCACCTCCTGCACCGCCGCGCGCTCCGCCGGGTCCGCAATGGCCGGAGCCGCCTGCCTGATGTTGGCCAACTCCCCATCGATGTCCTCGATGTCGGCCGGCCGCCACGGCGGTACGTCGCCCATGTCGTCGGCGAAGCCCTCGTTCACGTGCTTGGTCGCCAGTTGCCGCAGGTCCTTGTCGGTTGGCTTGCGGCCGTTCTCGGCAAAGAAATCCCGATACCAGCGGGGATTGTCCGACTGCCGGCCGAACCGCCCCGTTACCTCGCCTTCCGCGTTCTGAACAAGGCCGCCCTGCCGCACGCCGCCGCGCGAAGCCATCGACTCCTTCAGGTACTGGTATTGATCCTCGACGGCCTTTGCATACTGCTGCTGCAGCCGATCGTGCCGATTCAGGTTGTTGGCCAGCTCGACGCCAGGATCGGAGACAGCTGAGCCGCTGACGTTCCGCTCGATGCGCGCAGTCGGAGGAGCGATGACCTCCCCCTCGGCTCGCGGCGCGTTCGTCCGCTCCACGAATGCCTCTATTTCTTTCCGCAGCGGGGCCTCCTGCGCGTAACGAACCGCCTTCGGGATCTGCATTGCGCCTTCAAACAGCCCGCTGAGCCCTGCACCCAGCACCGCGCCGGTTCCGGCCAGCTTAGCGATCTCGTCGCCGTCCGTCTGGCCCATCGCCATGCCGGTTGCCGTATTCGTCGCCGCCCCCTCCGCCGCGCCGCCGAGTATCCGCGCCGCAGCCCCAGGCACTCGCCCGGTCGCCGCGCGCTGGACCTGCCCGGCGATGACACCGCCGCCCATCGCCGGGCCGCCCGCCATCAAGCCGCGCGTCAGCTCGGAGATCCCGCCGCCAGCCGCCCGCAGGAATCGGTCGAAAGCCGGATTGCCCGTCGTCGCGCTCAGCCGCGGCTCCGCCTCCAGAACCGAGGCGTTGTAGTTGCCCTCCTGGAACACCTCGCCCGCGCGGTAGACGGGCAGGTCCTTCAGCTTCTCGACGAACTGCTGCGCCTTGCTCGAGTTCGTCGTGTAATGGACCTCCGGCACCTCAATCATGCCCGGAAGCGTCTTGCTCCCGGTTCCGCCTGCCGCCTTGATCTGCGCGCCGCGCTTGAGCGGATCGAATTCAAAAGGCTCCGGCGTGGATGCCGAAGCCTTCGGTTTGGCCATCTCCTTCAGGTTCTGCAGAATCGTCCACGGGTTCGTCATGGCGAGCGCATGCTGCCCGATCGCACGCTCCTCCGCCGTCCGGATCGGCGCCTGGCTGGCATAGACCGCCTGAACGCTCGCATACTTCGATGTCCCTGAGGGCGAACCGCCCGCCGCCTGTCCGCCGCTAATTGGACGGACGCTGTCGTACTTGCTGGCCATCCTCTTCCTCCTTTCCGGCCGTCAACCCAAGATTTTCTTGACGTAGTTCTTCGTCTCCGTCGGGGCGTATGCGAGCCAGTTGTCGCCGTATTTCTTGACGGCCTTGTCGACGTTGCCTCCGCCCCAGTTGTAGCCGGCGAGCGCCTTGGCCCAGTCTCCCTTATATTTGGCCGCAAGCCCGGACAGCATCTTGCCGGCCGCATCCACCGCCTGGGCCGGATCGTAAGGGTCGATTCCGTACCCGCGCGCGGTGGCCGGCATGAACTGCATCATCCCGGAAGCGCCGCTCTTCTTGTTGGTCGCGTTCGGATTAAAGCCCGACTCCGTCTTCGCGACCGACTCGAGAAGCCCCTGCGGTAGCCCGTATTTGCTTTGTGCCGAAGAAAATAAGCTGGCGTACTGGTTCGGCGCCTGTACGCCAGCGGCTACTTTCCCGCGCTGGGTTGTGCCGGCGTCGTGTAGTTGCCGCCTCCGTTCCCGTTGCGCTTGAGGAACGACGTCTCCTCCTCGCCGGTGATGCCCATGTAGCGAAGCACCTGCGCGATGCTGCCATCATCATACCCCTGCGAGCGCATGGACGTGACCGTATCCACCCACACGTTGTAGCGCGCATCCTGGTTGGTCTTCGGCGGTGTATACCGATACGATTTACCTCCAGGGTCCTGGCCGGCATACTGGAACGACTGCGCCAGTGACTTGATTTCGTTCGGATCAATCGTCCGGATCTTGTTCGCCGCGCCATCGCTGTACGGCATGCCAGCCTGCACCCCGTAGGATTCGAGCCCGGCCGGCGCCTGCCCGGTGAGCTTCCAGATGTCGACGAGACGGCCGAACGAGCTGTTGCTGTTCTGCTGGCTCTGGCTGTTCGCCTGCAGCTCATAGGAGCGATCCGACTCATAGACGCCTCGGCTGTAATTCTGCTGCGCCATCGCCTGCTGCAGCGCGGCCATCGTCGGCCCGTTTCCGCCTGCGGCCGCCTGCCGGAAGAGACCGGACCAGTCCGCCTGCGGGTTGACGATGGCGCCCGTAAGCCCCGCGACATCAATGGCCGCGCCGAAGTTGGCCTGTTGCCGCTGCAGCTGCGCCTGCTGGCCGGCAAGGCTGAGCGGAGCCGATCCGCTCGACGCCTGCCGCACAAGGCCGCTCCAATCACTCTGCGGGCTGAGCACCTGCCCGGTCAGCTGGGAGTAAGCGAGGGCCGCGTCCAGGTTCTGCTGCTTGCCGGCCATCGTCGACTGGCCGTTGTAGACGCCCGTCAGCCCCGCCTCCTGCATGAGTTTCTGCCAGCCGAACTGATCCTCCGCGAACTGCTGATTGATGTCGTCCCGGTAACGGCCGTAATTGCTCTGGTCGACCTCAAACGCACGCGTGTCGCCATACTTCAGCAGGTCGTAGAGCGCTGCCGCCTTGTCCGCGCCGACCGACTGCGCCAGCGCGAGCTCGTTCTGCGCCGCGTTGTTCTGGAGGTTCGCTCGCTGCTCGCTGATATTCTGGAGCGCATTCGTCTCCGCGCGGTTGATGTCCGTGAGCGCCCCCTGACGGCTGGCCGCCTGCGCCGCCGCGAGCGTCAGGTTTTGGCCGTCGCCGGTCAGTCCCATGTTGGCCATGACCTCGTTCATGCCTTGCTGCCCCTGCATCGCCGCCACGTCCGCCGCGTTCCGGTTGTCGTAGGCGGACTGCCGGGCCTGTGTCTCCTGGGCATTGTAACCCTGCAGCGCCGTTGCAAGTGCGTCCCGCAGCTTCTGCGTCTCCGCCGAAAGCCGGTTGTCGTAGAGCGTGTTCAGCTGATTCGTCATGCCGGTCAGGTCCGGCCCCGTATATGTCGACTGGTAGCCTGGCTGCGCCGGCGCGGCCGATCCGTTCGCCGGGCTGCCGCCTGACGGGTAGAAGGCGGCCCCCACGGAAGGCGCGGACGGCGTCGCAGCAGGAGCCGACGGCCCGGGCTGTGTAGACTGGCCAGCCAGATACTGCCGGAGCTGTGCCGCACTCATGCCTTGGACCTGCCTTGCCAGAGCGGGATCGAGCTGCGAGTAAAGCCCCTGCGCCGTGCTGGATGCCCATTGCTTGTTTCCCGCGTCGTACTGATCCTTGGCGTAGAGGATGTCGTTCAGCGTCTTGCCTGCGCCGGAGCTTCCCGTCACGGACGTGCCTTGCTGGACGTAGTTCGTCGTCGGCGCCATCGAGACGGCCGGCGCGCCAGACGCCACCGGCGCCGGAGTCGCTGCCGGCGGGCTGTAGGTCGTCATGCTCCCGCCGGTCTGATTGGGAATCACCGGGTTCTGCAGCGTGACGCTGCCGCCGAGCGCGTTCCCGCCGTTCGCTTGGGCCGCGAGCGCCTGCTGCGCCTTCTGGCTCCCCGCAGCGGCCGCCGCCTCCTGCGCGGCGCGGAGCTTGGCTAGATCCACTCCTGGCATCTAGACCGCCTCCTCGCCGCCATCGACCGGCTGTTCAGAATTTGACGGCGGTGCCGGGTCCGCTGAAGGCACTGTCTCCGCCGGCGGGATGACCACCGGCGGCTCTGGTTCCGTCGGCGCGGGCGGCTGCGGCGTCGGTTCGGGCTCCAGTGGAGCCGGACGCGGGGGCATGAGCGCCGTCGTGTCGCCGTGCTCCGCCGCCGTAATCCAGCTGCGGCCGAGCGCGTTGTCGACTTGGTCGTAGCTGTACGTCGCTGCCGCATACTGTTTCACCGGCTGGACGTACTCCGGCTTGATGCTCGGAAACGACCGATTGCCGTAGAGGTAGACCTCTCGGGCGTAGGAGCCCGTCATAAACGGATAGATTGTCGCCATCTAGCGGCCCCCCATGCTTTCCAAGATGAATTCCATGAATGCCGTCTGATCGGCTGATTGCTGAGCCAGCTGTCGCTCGAGCTCTTCAATGCGGAGCTGATCCTGCGTCTTCGGCACCGGCCGCGCCGCCCATTCCTCGTCGAGCTCTGCCTGCGAGCGGGCGAGCATGCTGCCGCTCGTGATGCGATACAGCGGCTGCCCGCGATCGTTCGTGAGCGGGATGTTGAAATGCCGCCCGCTCTGTCCGCTGACAAGGATGTCCCCGGCCTGAGGCTGATCAAAGGCTGTCGTGAAGCCGCGAACGACGAGCCCGGCGGCGTCGGTGCGGATGAACCATTGCGGATCGTACATGGTCGTGCCTCCTTAGAGTTCGGCGTCGGCGGTCCAATGGAACTGCCACATGCCATTCGCAAGCGTCCCGGCGCCTTGATACATGCGTCCGGCACGGTTGGTGCTTGGTCTCTCAATCCCGCTCACAGCAGAATCAGATGCATCTCCAAATCTTCTGGACGAATTTACGAATCCTGTGAACGGGCTATACAGCGTCATCGTAGGGACGGTTCGCTTGGCGACCTTGAAAGATCCAGCATCAACAAGACCAAATCCGTTTGAGGAGTGTCCCGTTACCGTGCCTGCATCAACTACTGTTCCAGGCGCATCTTGGAGAGAGTAAGTCTTTTCATAGTACCTCTGACAACGGGCTAACTCGTCGGCGATTACTGACTGCGAGAAAGAGCTGGCTGTCTCCCCGGCGTTTACGCTAGCCATCGCGATGTCGTAATAACCCACGACTCCACTGCTGGGAATGCGGAGGAACTGAAGGAACAGGTAACTATTTGCACCGATTGTCTTGCCATTTACGCTCGGTATCGAAAATGTAACCGTCACTCGGGAAAAAGTTGGACCGATGGCAACGGTGGAGACTTCCGATACAGTCGGAGATCCTCCTGATCCGAATACCTGTCCGTAGGCAACCTGCATGCTCGTTGCTACAGGCGAACGAACATACATGCTCAACGTAATTTTTTGCCCCGCAAAAGTACGCACATCTTCGATTTTTTGCCCAAGATTAATTGAACCCGAGGATAAAGAAATCACTCTTAATGTCAGATAGTGGCGCGGGTTTAAGTTTGCGGGTAGCGTGGGGTCTCCAGGGATGATGTCATTTCTCCCCACTGTATAGGATGCACTCCCTCCCTCGTCAGAAACGAACCAGCGATCGGCCGTGTATACGTTTCGACCGCTGAAAAATAGGCCTCGCTGCCAAATATCGAATCCCCCGTTTATAAGTCCTTGCCTCGAAAATGGCGAAAGACCATACTGCGGCAGCGGGTCCGCTCCGTTGATGTATGCCGCCAGCTGATCCAGCGGCTGCATCATCTGATCGCGGAAGGCCGTCTCGTTGGCCGGCTTTTGCGGGAACGTCACTGTGTTTCGGTAGCCGTCCGGCGGATTGAATTGAAAGGGCATGCTGCACCTCCTATTTCACTTTTTTGACGATCAGGTACTGAACGATCAGGCTCATCAGCGACAGGTTTTCGTTGAGCGAGTCGTTCGCGAACTCCATCTGGAAGTAGACGACCTTCTTCGTGCGCGGCCGCAAGCGCTCGGGCGGCGGGTATTCGTTGACGGCCCATGTCCACGTGTCCCAGGCGGCCAGATTCCAGCGGAACGAGTTAACGTTCACTTCCTGCTCGTCCACCTTCTCCCCGCGCTCGCTGATGTACCGGATGCTTACGGTGCTGTAGCCGCCGGCCTTCGACGTGAACCAGACCTTCTTCACGGTCTTCAGCCAGTCCGGCAGCCCGAAGGAGAAGCGCTTCGTCCGCCAGTAAGCATCAATCGGCTGACCGAAGTCGTTCTGGTTGGCCGTGAAGCCGATGAGCCGCCCCGCACTGCGGCTGCCGTAGTAAAGCTCCCGATCGCCCTGTATCCAGCACGCCGCATCCATCCCGCTGAGCGGGAACCACGGAAGCCGCTCCTCGTCCGCCGCAACGTTGCCGCTGCTGCCGAAGGGGCCAAGCCGGTAGTCCCAGACGTAGACGCTGGAGCCGACGCACAGCCAGTACCGGCCGTCGAAGTCGACGCTGCTCGCCGCCTGCAGGTCCGCCTTCGGCAGATCGAGCAGCCCTGGCCGCGTCGGCTGGCCGTTGATGTTGCCGCTGATCGGCTGCACGTTCCGCTCGTCCTTTAACGAGGTCTGCAGCAAGATGAAGCCGCCCAGCTCGCTATTGAAGAAGACGACGTTGTTGTCGATGATCTGCACGCTGCCCGGCATGTCGCAGCCGATCGCTCCGTTGATCGGGTAGAGGGGGAAGGACGCGCCGATCGCGCTCGCGCCCCAGAATCCCTGCGTCATGGGATTGGTGTAGCCCGTGAAGTACAGGCTCCGCTCCTTGAGGTACACGAGCTTGTCGTAATGCTTCGCGCAGGCGACGAGCCGCTCCGAGCTGCTGCCGACGTCCGAATACTCATTTTCCGGCCAGTAGGTCGGGTCCATCAGGCCGCTGCGGAATGCGCGGTTCGGGTAGCTCGGATTGCCCCAGGCGAAGAGGCGCGTGTCGTTGTCGCCGCCGTAGTCGATCGCGTAACGACAGCCGCGAATCCGCTCCGGCCCGCCTGGGTTGCTCTTGTACGCCGTGACGATGACGTTGTTCGGCGCGCCTGTTGGGATCGCTCCGTTCGGCGCGCTGCCGGCCGCGAAGTCGATGAAGGCATAGGGCGACGCCGTCCGGTTGACCGTGAAATGTGTGCCCTCTGTCCGCGCCGCGCCGTTGATCGTCACCGTGACGGCCGTCGCGTCCAGGCCGGTCAACGGCAGATAGTACTTGGTCGAGCTGCCGTCCGAGCTGAAGCTGACCTTGAACGCCGCCGTCAGCAGGTTGGCTTGCTGGTAGGGTGTGCCGCCGCCGGATGGCGGGACCGAGATTGCCAGCGTCGGTACGAACCCCGTCACGCTCGCCGCGGCGAAACTGCCGTCGATTGCGACGAACTGGCTGCCGTTGAGGTAGTAGAGCTTGCCGCCGAAGGCGATGAAGCTGCCCGGGGCATTGGCCAGGCCGCTCATGATCTGCACAGGCGCACCGCTGCCGCTCTGCCGGTACAGCGCCGAGCCCCAGGCGAATACGCGCTGCCCCGCCCAGAAGCGCTCATACGCCCCGTTCACGCGCCCCGCGCCGAGGGAGGAGGCGTAGACGTAGGCCTGGCCATCGCGCTTGCTCAGGATGCTGCCGTTGTCGTTGGCCAGCATGTTGAGCATGGCCGGGCTCTGGTTGTCTCGGATCTGGGTCGGATCGTACTTGTAGGAGACGCCGCCGGACAGCATGACCTGCGAATCCGCGCCGAGCCGCAGCTCTGGGGGCGCCGCCGTGGCCGCCGGGCGGTCGATCGAGATGCCCATCTACCTCACCTCTCCACGCTGATGGTCATGTACTGGCTGACGCGCGTCTGAATCTGATCGAAGGCCGAGTTGAACAAGCCGAGGAACGTCGCCGCCTTTTCCCTGCTCTCGTTGTCCGGCTCGAGGCTCAGCACGTAGAAATTGGCGTAGTAGCAGAACAGCAGGTGGTCGACGCGGTTCTCCGGCACGAGCGGCTCCGCTGTCAGGTCGCCGATCGGCAGGCGCGGAGGCAGGAAGGCGTACTCGACCTGCAGCTCCTCCCCGGCATGGTCCCGGCACGTCAGGAACGACTCGTTCCGCAGCGACCAGTCAGCCTCGTCGCCGTAGCCGTCGTAGGCGTTCAGCAGCCGCACGGCGGGCCGCGACAGGCCGGACAGATCGAACGTCCCTCGCTCGTCCAGCGTGACCGCCTCCTGCGCCGTGAGGACGTACTTCTCGCGCGCGACGAGCTGATAGGCGTAGTTGATCCCCGTGACGATCTTCGTCGCGATGCTCAGCTCCTCGCCTTCGTAGGTGCCGGCCGCCGACTTGGTCAGCGTCTCGTCGATGTCGCCCGCGCATTGTTGAATCATCTCGTCCAGCGTCATGATGCTCCCCTCCCCTCAACGTAAAAAGGGCAGGGCACGAATGCCCTGCCCCCTGTATCAACCTTCCGCCTCGTTGCCGGTCACCTCGACGATCGAGCTGCCGAACAGGCGATGCCCCTTGATGAAGTCGACCTCTTTCTTGACGGTCGTCGTGTATTCGCCGTTCTCAAACCGGATATGCTGGCCGGGAACGGGGACGAGAATGCCTTCGACGATGCTGTTGCGTGCGGGAACCATGCAGAGCACCTGGTTCGCGCAGCGCGAGCTGAATTTTGCCACTGGAGCCTCTCCCCTCTATCGTTTCGTTGGACTAGCTGGTCACACCGGTCAGGACGGCATGCGTCTCCGGATTGCGGACCTCAAGGCCGGCCTCCGTAATATACTGGTCAACGCGCGCATCGAGGTCGTTGGCCTGGATGTTCGTCTCCAGCTTCGTGTCGCGGCCGGCGAGCGGGCGGTGCTTGACGTTGGCCGGGTCGATGATGACGCCGTAGCCGCCGTAGACCGCGCCCTCCAGGATGTGCTGGTAGTTCATCAGGTTGTAGGTCCCGAACGGCGTGATGTACTTCTTGATGTCCAGGCCGAATTCTTTGGCCTGCTGATCGACTTCGAGTTTGTTCATGGCCCAGCTATTCAGGACCGTGAGCAGGCGGGCCGAGCACAGCAGGATCTTCTCCTTCGAACCGTATTTAAACACGGTCTCGGAGATGTTGTTGTCGAACTCGGTTGCCGTCAGCTGACCGCCCGCGTCGTAGTTGTTTTTGGTCAAGAAGGAGAGCAGGCCACCCGTCGTGCGCAGAGGTTTCGCTCCGGACGTGTCCAGCTTCTTCTCGCCGAACATGTAGGAACGCGCGATGTCAATTTTGTGCTGCGCGCCGCCTTTTGCTTGCTGGTAGGCCAGGTCCTTACCGCCGTACATCTTCGTCGCGTTCTCCGTGCCGGTCACGCCGAACGGCGTTTTGAAGATCTGCGTGTAGTTGAAGCGCGGGACCTCCTGCGTCGACTTGAGCTCGCGCGTCCCGGAACCCTCCTGATTGGCGTTGCCGATGATGACGAGCGGATCGTCGTTGACGATCGCCGCAGCTGCCGTCAGGCCGTAGCCTCGGCCGACCGTGATGGTGTTCGTGCCGCTGTTTACGGTTTTGACGAGCATCACCTCGCCCGTGCGCGGCACCTTGATGATGTCGTTCGGCGAGAAATACGCGCCGTTGTCGACGACCATCGACGTGTCGGAAGCCGTGTATCCAGCGACCAGGTTAATCGCGTCCCAGCGTGGGAGCAGATCGTCCTCCAGCCACTCGAATTTCGGGCTGTTGGCCGTCTCCGTGTTGCGCTTGGCGATCTTGAGGAAGGACATGAACGGCTCCGCGTTAGGCTGCAGCAGGCCGATCGTGTCGGACATGTCGACGACGACTTTACTCGATCCGATGTTGAGGGTATCGCGCACCCCCGTTGTTACTGGTGGCATCTATGTTCACGCTCCTGATTGATGAATTATCCGAAGATGCCGCCGCCCTGGCTCGCAGCGAGGATGTTCGCCTTCATCTGCTCGACCGGGCTCAGCTCGCCCTCGGTCTGTTTCTTCCCGCCCTTCGGCAGGTTGGCCGCTTGCTTTGTCCGGCGGGCCGTGGCGCTCTCCTCGCGGCCCGCTCGTTTGCCTTGCTCGTATGCCTTTGCGCCGGACTCCCCGAATGCCTCGGCGGCCGCCATGCGGAGGACGCGGGGAGAAGGGTTCTTGACCAGGCCGGGGTTGCCAAGCTCATTGGCGATTTCCGCCACCTTGCCGAACAGCAACCCCATGCCCTCGTCGCTCGCCGCTCGCGGGTACTGCTTCGTCAGCGCCTCGACGTTCTTCAGCAGCTGCTCGTCCTCGCGAGCTTGCTGCAGGGGCGCTACCTGCTGCGCCGCAGCCGCCGCAACCAACTGCTGGATTGTCCCGAAAGGGTTGTCCTTGAAATGGCTCCAGAACACCTCGTTAGGGTCCGTTGGCTGGCCGCCGGACTGTGCCTGCTGAGGCGCCGGAACCGCCGCCGGCTGCTGACGGCTCTTGGTGAACTCGCGATGAAGGTTCTGATAGGCCTTCGCGAGCTCATCCGACGACTTGAACTTCCCGAGGATCAGTTCTCCGTCTTGTCCGGACTCATCCGGGGACGCGCCGTCCTCGTCGCCTTGCTCCTCGCCGCCTTCGAAGTCGTCCTGCTCCTCAAAGTCGGCGTCGCCTTCGGTGATCTGTCCGGCCGCCTGCTCTTCTTGTCCGGATGCGTCCGGGGATTCGCTCGCGGTTATCGTACCTTCATCTCCGAAAATGCTCATGGGTGATGCTCCTCTCGATTCGTGGAATATAACAAGGCTCCCGATGAGGGAGCCGATCCACCGAAGTGGTTAACGGGCGTCGGAGTCTCGCCGACGCCCGAGCCAATCAATTACGCGCGACGCCGGCGTTCGCCCACATGACGGACTGCTCAAGGTTCGTCATCGCCAGCGACTTCGTCTTCCATCCCCTTCTTGATTGTGTCGGATATATGTGAAAGCACCGACTCCAGAGCCTCGACTCCGGCGCGGTGCTGAATGACTTCCTCCCAGCTCCCACAGGTGAGAAGCTGCTGCATTCGGTCGTGGATGCGTCCGGCGATGAAGCCCTCGACTTGTCGCCAGCCGGCCATCTCGATCAGGAAGCGCAGCTCCTGCGCCTGCTGTTGCTCCGCCTCGCTCATACGCCCGCCCCCTGCATCTGAAGTCCTTGCTCCTGCATCAGCGCCGTGTTCGCGCCGCCGCCCGCCGCTGGCATGCCCCCGTCAGAGGGGACGCCTTGCGGCGCTGGCTGGCCGCCGCCCTGCCCTTGCACGAACGTCATCAGCGCCTGGCCAATGTCCGGCGGAAGCGTCTGGATGAATTGCATGACGGCCTCTTGCTGGATCTGCCCGCTCAGCTCGGCGTCGGTCGGCAGCAGCTCGTCCGTGTCCTGGATGTCGTAGGCCTCCAGGATCTTCTCGAGTAGCGCGCGCCGCTTCAGGGGGAACTGCTGATAAAACGGGTCCTTGCTGGCGATGTTGTACAGCTCGACCATCCGCTGCTTATAGGCTTCCTTGTTCGCGATCGGCTCGACGCTGCTGCCGGCCGGTGTCAGGAAGAACTCGCCTTGGATCTCCTCCGGGCTGATCTCCGGCCATTCCGCATCGGCCTTGTCGAAGAGCGGGAGCAGACGGATGTCGTGGATGTACTGCTGGTTCAGCTGAATCATCTTGCGGCTGATCGCGACGAGCAGCTTCTTTTCGAGCGAGCTGATGATCATCTTGAAGCGCACGCTCGCGTTGTTGTCCTTGCTCATGGTCGTCGTTGCCGTCTCTTTGGCCCCGCTGGAACCCATGACCACGTCCTGCGCTCCTGTGGCGTCCTGCGCGTCCTTGCGAATCGTCGCTTCCTGGTTGAAGGAGGTCGTCACTCCGCTGTCCACCGCATCGAGCACGGCGAGGTCCTCCATCTTATCGACCTCGATAACGCCGCCCTGCCGCCATTTCAGCTGCTTGCGGTCCAGTACCGCGCCGCGCCGGACCTTCCACATGCGCCGCATGCTGTACGAACGGTAGTCGATGCGCTGGTTACGCTCCGTGTTCAGCTCCTGCAGCAAGTCGTAGATGATTTCCATCACGCCGACGCCGTAGAAATTGCCTGGATCGTCGCAGTACACGTCTTTGTCGTAGGGCTTGCGCTTGTGCCAGAACGGGTTGCCCGCGTCCTTGGCGAGGTACGTCCGATTAATGATGATGACCTGCCGGTCGTCCTCCCAGTAGAAATGCACCTCGAACAGGTTGTCGTCGCTGTCCTGCTCCAGATTGGCGTCGTCCACGTTCGGCAGCCCGATCGCATTCATGCGGTAATCGCGCGCTTTGTTCTTGGCCGAGAGCTTCGGGACCTTTCTCCAGTCCAGCTTCATCTCGTCGTCATCGTCGGCCATTCGCTGCAGCTCCTCCTTGGAGAGGTAAGCCACATGGCCGCAGAACCGCGCGTCGTCGATGTCCTCAGCGTTCGGGTCCACGAAAAAGAGCCCCAGGTCCATGAACTTGACCTCGGGATCGTCGTAGTCGACGGTCGTCTCTTCGATCGGCTGCCAGTCTTGGATCGGCGTCTCGCCGTCGTCATCCAGCAGCGGTAGAGGTTCGCCTGTCAACGGGTCCAGCTCCTCGCTCATGACCGGCTGCCGCTCCCGGCGGATGCGCGTGCGCTCCGTGTAGCGCCAGCCCGTGTACGCGACCGTCGTTCCGTATAGGCAGCACGTCTTCAGTCCGGAGATGAATTCGTCCTGGATGTCCATCGGGACGTTCATCTGGTAGTCGAGCAGCACCTCCATCTTCTTGGCCGCGTCCTCCCAAGGCTTGGTCTCCTTGTTGGCCCGGTAGTCCATCACGTCGACCGGAACGCCCCGCAGCCGGACATACGGCCGCGCCGCGAAGAGCGTCTCGACCAGGCGCGGCAGGATCGTCTCCAGCATGGTGAAGGCCATGGGAATGCTGATGTTGCTCCGATCGGTGACAGGCTTCAAAGTCTGTTTGTCCCGCAGCTGGTCGACCATGTTGCGCCACATCTTGTAGTAGCGCGTCCAGCGCTCCCGGTACGTCCGGTCGCGATAGTTCTCGGCGGCCTCGATGCGCGTCATGTACCAGGCCGCCGTGCGCTTACGCTTGCTGCTCGTCGCCAAAGCTTCCCCTCCCCTCGTTTATTACCTGCTCGCCCACGTGGTAGAGCCTGCCGTCCAGACCCATGCAGACCAGCGGCCGGCCGCAGTCCCGGCAGCAGTAGGCCGCGCCTGCATCGCCGTACAGGTCCATGATCAGGTGCTGCTTGCCGCAGCAGCTCGTCATGAGGCCGGTCGCCTCCCGGTTCGTTCGGGAGTACTCGAGCGTCACCTTCCGCTTCAATAGCCCGTCCCCCCGAAAGCTTCTTCATAGTCGTCTGCCGGGTCGTAGTAGACCTCCGGCTCCATCTGCATGCTCTGCTGTCCGCGCGCCTGATGCGCGATCGCCAGCGACAGGATCAGGTCGTCGTGCTTGCCTGCCGCCGCCTCAGGCTTGCCGGTCGGCCCGCGCACGAAGGACAGCATCTCGTGCAGCGTGGCCAGGTCGTTGATCAGCTCGATGCTCTCGCGGACGACCGTGACGAGCTCGGCAATGATGACCGGCCGGGTGACTTTCGTCGTGCGGAAGCCGTGCTTGGTCTGCTCCGGCTCGTTGATGTCGTCCAGGTTCTCACGCCGATACTGCCGCCAGTACCCGAGCCGCTCCAGCTCTTTGATCGGGTGCAAGTCAAAGTTCATCTCGATGCCGAGCAGCGCGTACCCGTAGTGCTTGCCGAAGCAGTACATCTGCTTGGCGTACAGGTCAGTATCGCTGTGGCCGTGCCAGACCGCCACCTGCTCGCCGGTGATGTTGTCGAGCATCTGGCCGGCCGAGTAGTCCTTGCCGCCTTCCGACGTGTCGCCGCCCATCGCGTACGGCCGCCGCGGCTCCGGGTGCTTGTAGATCGTGCAGACGCCGTTCGGGTCCGGCACAAACCGGATGGAGCTGTCGACGATCCGCTCCTGCGTGTACTGGTAGACAAAGCTGCCGCGCACCGGCCCCTCGCCCGCCTTACGCTGGTCCTCGTAGCGCACGCGCAGCAGCTCGATGCGAGCCATGACCTTCCGGCTGTCGAAGACCGGCGTGCCCGTCATCAGGAACGCCTCCAGATCGTTCGCCGGGTACTCCTGTCGGAACTGATCCTCCTTGCTCCGGTCGGGCGTCTGCGGCATCTCGCTGATCTTCCAGCGGCGCCACTTGATCTGCTCGGGGCTCAGGCCGTACCGCTGGACAAGCTGCTGCTCCTCTTCGTCGTACTCGAGCCGCTCGCCGGCCGCCAGCGGAAGCAGGTATTCGGGATGCTGGAACCAGGCGTAGAAATGCGCGCGCCAGTTGTTCCCGCCGCGCTTCGCATCCTCGTATGTCTGGTGATAGTAGTTGCCGACGCCGTTGGCCGTGCTCTCGATGACAATTTCGCCATCCGGAGGCACCGCCTGCAGGAGGCCGGTCATCAGCTCCTCTGGGTTCGGCCAGAAAGCGACCTCGGAGCAAAGAACATAGTTGAACGTTTGGCCGCGTCCGAAACCCGGAGAGCCAGCCGTACCCACGCTTATTCGGCTGTTGACTCCGATGAAGTAAAACTCCTTGCGGTTGCCGTACTTCGGTCGGTTCTTCCCGTTGTTCAGCTGCTCCTTCTTCGCCTCCGGCAACCGCTCGTACATGAGCTGCACCGTTTGAAATAGCTTCTGTGTGCTGTCTGCGTCATGAGCGACAACGGCGGCATTCACATTCTCCTCGTTTATCACGCATTCAAAAAACCTCGCCAGCGTCAGCGTGGAGAAGCCGAGCTGCCGAGGCTTGAGGATGATGTCGCGGTTCGTCTTGTCGTTCCAGTACAGCTCTTGGATCGGGTTGAAGCGCAGCGGCACGACCTGCTTGGTCTTGTTGCGAATGAACAAGCGCTCCTGAATGTACTCTCGCGGCCGCCGCTCCCACTTGGGCGTGTTCTTGACCTTGGCCTGCTCCTTGATGCGGTTGTGGATGTTGGCGAGCAGCACAAGCAAAACACCTCCAGTATATCTTTAAGAGCTAAAAAGTTCGTGCTTGCTCTCGTATAAAGACTCATGAGGTGGAATAACGTCACGAAAGGTTTGCTCCTTCGATATTTAATTGTAGACAAGGGGGTAATGATTTTGATTCATGTAATCATTGAGGCTTCTTTTAATGCTAAAGAAATTCTCGTCGCGGTTAACGATTTTCTCAACAACGCAGCAGATGTAATTCAAGGGCTGAGTTCGGTTATCGCACTCTTTCCAGCCAAAGAACATGAAAAAAAAGCTTCGTCAAAGTGACGGTGCTTTTTTCATGCCTCCTGATACCCCCTCATCTGCTGTTGCTGCTCGACGATCCGCTGAAGGCGCGGGTTAGCCGCAATCTTCTGTTCGGCCACCTCGTATGCCTCCGGGTTCTCCGCGCGGAAGATGTCCATGAAGACGCTGAGGTATTCCTGAATCAACGAGAACTCGAACGCCTTCTCCCGCAGCGACGCCATGAACCGTGCGTTCTCCCTCAGCTCGCGGTTGAGGGCCGTCATGTTGCCGATGTTGCGCCTCAGTTCCAGCGTGAAGCCAATGCCCCATCGGTCCAGCGCAGACACCTCGACGCCGTCTTCCTTGAGCATGTCCCGCAGCATAATCACTCGCCGCTCGAACATGTCCGGCAGATCCGCGATCCAGTCGAAGCGATCGGCCAGCGCTTGCGTGGTCCGGAATTGCAGGTCGATCAGGTCGATATCCCGTTCCACGAGCCTGGCCACGCGGTCTGGCTCTTTCCGGAAGGCCTGCCTCTTCTGCTCCGTAGGAAAGACGGTGGACACAGGCTCCGCTCCGCGCTGTGCAGGTGACAAAGCAGCTGTCTCCATTGCCTCCAGGTAGCGCCGCACCGCCATGTTGCTGACAGGCACCTTTGCTTCCCGCGAGCATGCCTCGGCGATTTGCTGCGGGTTCTTGCCATCTCTCAATCCGGCCGCGACGACGCTCTGTAGGCCGAGCTGTTCGATCTTCAACGGCTTCGCCATCATTGCGCCCTCCTTAACGTTACGGCCTCGTCAGCCGTTATTGTTTCGTTAAATCTCCAAGTGAAAAAGCCTCGAACCCTTATCCAGCAAGTGTTTGAGGCTTAACGTTATGCTTTTCGTTAAATGGCGGGGTGCATGGCGAAAATTATCGTTCTACAACTTTTTATACTCTTTATCAGATATTTTCTCAATAACTCCATACTGGCAAAGGTCATCGAGTCGTTTGTGTATATTTAGCGGGCTTATAAATCCATGATATTTTTCAAGCACTTCATTGAATAACTGTTTATTTGTGAATACCGTTTCTGGTTCGAGAGTAGCAATCCACTTGTCAATATGAGATTCCATCCTTCCCACTCTAATATGAGACCTTACAAATGTAGAATTATTAACATTCAATGAACTCTTAAGCTCATTTAGTTCTTTTGATATATTTTCTTTTATATCATTTGCAACTTCGGCTTTATTTACTTCCTCTTTTCCTAAGCCATTAATCTTTAAATCAACAATTTTATTAACCCGATCTTCAACATCATTGAATTTTTTGTCAGGGTCAAATTTATTTATCTTTGTATCCATCTGTGTCAATTTTTCTCTGAGTTCTCCAATTAATTCATGCATTTGAATATTGACCACGTCGCTTTTAGTAGCTTCACGTACAGAAATGTATATTGCAACAGCACCTAACGCAAACGAAACGAATGTTGAACCGTATGAAATTATACCCATTACAGCATCGTTATCAATAAAAATAATTCCCTGTGTGTAAACAAACATTGCAAGCACCCAGAACCAGTCTTGGGTTCTCCACCAGTTCCGTTTCTTTTTCTTTGTCAATTCATTTTTAAAATCATCAAACTCTTTCTTACTCACTCCAGGTTGAATATACCCCATGATCTGCCTCCATTTTCCAAAGCTAAGCCAAAAAAAGCTTATCCCAGAAGGAATAAGCTCGTCAACTTGGTTTTTTCAATCTTCTCCCGCGCCCGCTCGATGTACGTCTGGACGCTGCTCCGCCCCACATGAAGCTCTCGGCTGATCTCTTCGAAGGTCATGCCGTCGACGACGTGCAGCATGTAGCATTGCCGCTCCCGCTCCGACAGGTCACGCATGGCCTCCTCGATCCGGAAGCGCTCGTCCTCCGTCAGGTCGCGCGAGCTTTTATCCCTCTCCACCACCCAGCGGCTGTTCGGCGAGCTGTAGCTGTCCAGGATGGCCGGGTCCCAGGTCTGGACGCGCACCGCGCGCTCCACGCCCCGGATGCTTCCCGGCCTGCGGCCAGTTTCCAACCAGTCGATGACGTAATCGCACTCCGCCACCATCTCGGCAAGGACGCGCCGCTCCGCCTTGTCGGTGGACTTGGCGTGCAGGGCCCGGGTCATCTTGCGGGAGCGCCGGTAATTGTCCGCGGTCGCCGGCCCCATGTTCATGATCGTGTAGGCCTCAAACTTCGAGTACAGCTGTCCGATTGCCATCTCTGTTCATCCTCCTCTGAATGAGCCAAAGAGCGCCGCTATGGCGCCCTTGGCTGTCGGTTATAGGTCAAGCCGTCCGAAGCGCTGCTGCTCCTGCTTCGAGGCGTTCAATTCGTCCTTCCAGCGCTGCGAATCGGTCAGCAATTTCTTCTGCCGAGAGCGCCACCGCTCGATCAGCGGACTTTCCTTCCACGGCGTTGTCCGGAAGCGCGTCCTCAGAAAATCGATCGTCGACCGGCTTCACCTCTTCCGCTTCCGGAGCGCTCGCTGGTGCATCAGCAGCAGCTCCGGGAAAGGTGACGGTCCCGGCCACAGGCGGCAGCGGGATCGGCGCTGCTCCATGACGCTCGAGCTGTCGGTTCAGCTGCTCCAGCTTCTCGCGCTTCAGGCGCTCCTCCCGATCGGCGTCGCTCTCAGGTTTGAGCGTAGAGGTCAGAACCAGGCCGCCCTTGCTGCCGGAGCCCTGACGGCTCTTGTAGGTCCGCAGCATACCTTCCAGCTCGTCAATTTGGCGCTTGAAGCTCTCGGCCTGGGCTTGTTGCCGCTTGGCCTCTTCCTGCGCCTCCTGCAGCATGGTCACAGCGTTGTCGCGCTTGCTCTCCGCGTCCCGCATGCCCTCGATGGCCGCGTGCTTCGCCGCGCGCTCCTTGCGCAGGTCTTCGCCCGCCGCTTCGATCTTGGACTCGTACTGCACCGCGTCCTCCGTCAGCACCCGGATGCGCTCCTGCAGTTCCCGCTCACGGGCAGCATGCTCGTCCAGCACGGCCGCCAGCTCGTCGTTGTGCTGTGCGAACGCGTACTCCTTGACCTGGCTGATCAGGTTCCGGATCTCGTCGTTCGCTCCCTCGACGCCCCAGCGAGCGTCGTAATCCTCCGGCAGCTGGACGTCCGCAACCTCCTCCGCCTGGCGCTGCAGGCGATCGGCCTCCTTGATCTGTGCGGCGATGCCGGCCTGCTCGTTCTCCAGGATCGTCCGGCGGAACCGGTCGTCCGGGTTCTCCGGGTTCAAAGCCATCTTTTCTACCTCGAGGGCTTCGTACTTTTCATGCAGGTCTTCATGTGGCATGTTGACATTTCTCCTCTCAATTTCGTCTCTCCCGGCAGCTCCAGCATTTTGAGGAGACCAACCTCCCGGCCCGTCGTGTCCACCAGCACCCCGTAGCCCCCATGAATCTCCCATCGGCCCTTTACCATCGCCCTCTCCTGCCTTATGATTGGTTTGTGTATGTTCTGGCCGCCTTGTGCGGCCTTTTTTATTTGTCCAGCGAAGGAAGCGCATGCTGGTCACTCCTCTCCAGCCTTTACAGATCCGCGCAGATCGCCGGCGGCTCCCAGGTATAGTGAACAACCGCGTATTGAACTCCGTTGTCCTTAGAAAGGCGTCGAACCTTCGTTATTTCGCCGCCCTGCTCCTCGATCACCGACAGAGCTTGATCCAAGGTAATTTCAAAATCTTCCGCCCGCTCTTCCACCACCTCGGTCAGCTGCCGCTTGAATCTGGAGTCCCTACCCATCGGCTCTATCTCCTTTCAGCTTGGTGAGAATCTCACGTGCACGCTGGCCGCCGTCGACCTGAACCTCGCTCGGCATAAATTCGTATCCTCGTGGCTGGCAGTAGTAGACGCTGTCCTCCTCCTCCGTCTCGTCCCCGTACCACTCCAGCTTCTCGACGGCCTCTCCCAGCTTCTGGCGGAGCTGAGCCGCCTGGCTCTCCCAGCCTGCTGCAGCGTCTGCCCAATTCTGCACGGACTCACGAAGCTGGTCGTTCTCGGCCTGTAGGCGCTTCGTCGCCGTGACCTCACATGCCCATTTTCGTGTCATCCGGTCAATCTCCGCTACGTGGATGTTGATCTCTCCCTGCTGGCGCTGTACCTCGGCTAGGAGGGAATTAGCCCACCCGTACCCGTTCTGGACGAACAGGGTCGGGTTCCGCAAGCCCTCCGATATCTCCGCAATCTGCTCCGCCGTCATGCGGGCGGGCTGGGCTGCTGGGACGCTGTCCTCCATCGGATCGCTGTCATCCTGCTCGACGTCGCGACGATGCACAATGATTACGCCGCTGCCTAGTTGGATGGACACACTGTCGCCTTCGACCGCGAACACTCTGCCTACTACCCCCTTAGCCGGCCCGCTCACCACGCGCCCAGGAGCAGGCACGCGAATCGGCTGCTGTTCGTTACTCATGGGCGGCCTCCTAAAATGATCTCAATGCTGCTCGGCTCACCGATGGCCTTTGCCGTTAACTGGTACCCTGTTCCCATAGCGGCCGTAAGCCGCATCAAAATGTCCGAACGTGCTTCTGTGTCAAAGTGGCAGACCATTGCTCCGATCGTGTGGGAAGCCATCGACAACAAGGTGTAGAGACTTTCCTCTGATGCACACTTGCCGGATTCATTTATCAGGTATTTCGCTACATTTTCGAATGTCGGTTCCATCCGTTATCCCTCCTTGGGAGGCCCCTAGGGGCGCTCCATTATCTGTCCAGTCTCGCGTATCCGCGTTTGCATAGCGCCAAGATGACTTGCTCCACGCCCTCCATGCTGGTTGGCCACTCCGTGCTCGACTCGATCTCTGTCAGCAGTGAGGGCGAGACCGTCCATCCTAACGGTCCGTCAGGGCCATCGGCAATTGGGATCGGCTTGACCTCCAGGCTGTTCAGCACGTCCAAAATCGGTTGTCTGTTCATTGGTTTGTCCTCCTTGTGGGAAGCCTTAGCCTCCCTGTGTTGTGCCCCTGGGGGCTATTCACAAAGTCCGTACTGGCTGCTGCAGGTCGGTACGTCCTCAAACTCCATCGCCTTGAAAAGGTCGTAGTTCTTGCCACCGTATGCGGTCCTTGACCAGGCAACCTCGTCGTGAATGCCCTCGCCGTGGCCGTTTGCCGTTGGGAAAAAAGTTGATCCCCCGCGCTTACTTGCCTGAGCAACAATTCCTTCCCAGGCCGCGATTCGCTCGATCTCCGTCGGGTAGCGCCGGGCGATCTCGTACAGCTCCTGCTTGCCGCAGTTGATGCAGGGCATACAGCCAACCCGGCCCATCCCTTGCTTATAGAGAGGATTTGGCTTGATGCCGTGCTTGTCGTGCATCGCGAACACGTCCTCGACGGTCCAGAGCAGGATCGGCCGATAAATTTCGTAGCCCTCCGGAGTGGCCTCGCGCTCCGTCAGCTTGGCGCGGGCCGGACTCTCTTGAGCGCGTACACCTTGCCAGCTGACGACATGATGACCGGCCTCCAGCAGAGGCATGTACACCTGCTCCATCGTCGGGATGATCTTGAGCTCCTGGGTGCAGAACCGCGCTTTCGTGGAAGCGCCCTTTCCAAATCGCCATGTCCAAGAATGGATTCCCTGTCGGTTGCAGTACCGCCAGCGCCTGCCCGATGATCGACTCCGGGACGCCCTCTTCCCGCCACTTGGTCTGAACGGTGACGCGTTTCCTTTCAATCTGCGAGGCGAAGTCCGCCTTGATGCGCTGGATCGGCCCAAGCTCCTGTTCAAGGTAATCCAGATATTCATATGTCGTCGGATGCTCGTTTCCCGTGTCCGAGAATACCGGGTGGACCTCTTCGCCAAGCTCCCGCGTTGCATAAATCCACATGGCCGCGCTGTCTTTGCCTCCGGACACGGTCATTACGTTGATGGTCGGCACTCCCTATCCCTCCTTATGAAACTGAAGGCTCGTTTTGCCGTTAAAGGATCGGGGGGGGAATTCTTATGAAAAAAAGAACCGTCAAAATTTTCAAAGCAATCTCAGGACTCACTGTTCTAATCTTTATCCTTTTTTTTGGCTTTATGTTGTTGGTTGGAGTTAACAGTGTCGATGTTTTAAAGGATTCTATCTTCATGAACAGAGTGGCGCTGATTCTCGGAGCTTTATCTATCCCCGGCTTGTTGACTCAACTTCTCGACATCATTCATGAGGATAAGAAGGAGTTTACCGCTACAACTTGTTGCCCTAACTGCAAGCACAATGTTGAGATTCGGTTATCAGAAAAATCCTAATCCAAGCAAAAGTATCCTTTCCCGATTCGCTCGATGTCCGCCTCCGTCGCCGGAGCCACCAGGTATGCCCGGCCGCGGATAATCAGGACTTCCTCCTGCCCTTCTTCTAGCTTCAGCAGCTCGTCTTCGTACGGGAATTTCTCGTTCATGCAATCCTCCATAGGGAAACGGGGCTTAGGCCGCCCCGTTGTCGTCTCTCTGCTCGATAATCATTTTTTTGACGCGCTTCTTGTAAGCGCCGAACGATGCCTGGAGCTTGCCTGTAGTGACATGCAGGCTCTTCGCCGTGTCCATCCAGCGCTCGTTCGTTTCTTGGCGCTTGGCGATGATTGCCGGGAAGTCGAACGGAATGTCCTGGAAGGTCGGCTTCACGGTCAGGATGAATTCCTCGATTTCCTCTTTGCTCACGTCCGCGCCGGGCTCTTCCTCACCTTCGCCGGCCTGCTCGCCGCCCTCGTCCCCGTCTTCCGTCTCCTGGCCGCCTTCTTCTTCCTGCTGCTCATCCTCCAGAGCAGGATCACCGCTCTCGCCGCCATGCTCTTCCGAACCGAAGTCCAGCTCCATCTCCGGTTCGCTGCCGTCTCCCTCACCGCCGTCCGCACGCTCCGCGGACTCGACAACACCGCTGCCGTCGATCTTGGCCACCAGCGCGCCTCCCGGACCGCGGTCGAACAGCATCTCGACTTGTGGGTTTCCAAATTGCACCACGATCTCGTGACCCTTGAAGCTGGCGATTTCGGCGATCTTCGTGAAAGCCATGCTCTCCGGCAGCTCAAGCTCGACTTTGTTTTTTCCTGCCAGCGTGATTTTTCCGAATTTTGCTTGGAACTGTACGTTTGCCATTTTCAGAACATCCTCTCAGGTTTGAAATGACTTCCTCTTGCCGTTTAATCAGCCGGACCGGCTCATGCAGCGCGCGAGCGATCTGCGCGAGCACATAGGCGTCCGTGATGTTGTTGCTGCGGGACCGGAAGCCCCAGCGAGCGTAGACCTCGACGGCCAGCACTTCCTTGGCGCAGTTTCCGCCGGCCCCGCTGAACTTCTTGAGCGCGGACGGCGCGACCTCGACGAATGTGATGCCCCGGATGTGAAGCTGCAGCCGAATCGCCCACCCGATGCCGCCGAGCAGGAACCCGCTCTCGCTGGCGAAGCCGAAACCCTCGATGGCCACCTGATCGCCGGGCTCAACGAGGGCCATCACCTTCCGAATCAGCGCCAGCATCGCCTCCGGCGTCGGCGCGCGGCCGTTCAGGCTGTCCTCAGCGACCTCCCGTTCCTCCCAGATCTCGCCTTCCTCGTCAAGGACGACCAGCCCGGTCTTGGTGCTGGGGTCGATGCCGACGTACCTAGGCATCTGCCAAGGCCGTCCGCAGCTGCTCCGCCGCGTAGTCATAGCATGCGGCCGCCATGGCCGCGCCGAGCTCACGCATGTGCTCCGCCTTGGTCTCCAGGTCATCCAGCACCCGGAGGAACGCTTCCCCGGCCCGATTGCGCCGTTCTACGCTACCCGCTTCCAGGTCAGGCCGTGGAAGCAAGGCCAATTCCTCACCAGCGCGGCCGCCACCTCCGCCTCCGTTTCGTACTGCGGCCCCAGCGGCCGCCCCCTGTACATCAGCTGATACATGCCATGCGCCTCCTTGGATCTTGTAGTATTCGATGAGCCCATCGACCAGCGCTTCCGGCTCGATGCCGGGCAGCTCGCGCTGTACGTCTTGCGGTAGCGGCTCTATTCCGGTCGCCATGAACAGCCGCTTGGCGGCCTCATACGAGTGCCATTTGTTCAGCATGCTTGCTTCCCCCTGTGTCCAAATTCACGAGCCGGTTGAAATCCTTCAGGAAGGCCATCTCGACCGTCCCGAGCGGGCCGTCCCGCTGCTTCGCGATGTCCAGCTCGATGATGTTTTTCTTGGTGCTCTCCTTGTCGTAGTAGTCATCCCGGTACAGGAAGCCGATCACGTCCGCCTCCTGCTCGATCTCGCCGCTCTCCCGAAGGTCGCTCATCAGCGGCCGCTTGTTCTGGCGCTCCTCGACCTTCCGGCTGAGCTGGCTGAAGACGACGACCGGCACCTTCAGCTCTTTGGCCAAATCCTTCAAGCCGCGGATGTTCTCGCTGACGAGATCGTACCGCTTGGCGCCGGGCGCCCCGCCGATCTTGCCGAGGTAGTCGATGAGGATGTACCGCAGGCCGCGCTCACGCTTGATCTTACGGGCCTTCGCCTTGATCTCGGCCACCGTCGTACCGGCCTGATCGTCGATGACGAAGTTCGCGTTGCTCAAGATGCCGATGGCCATCGTGTACCGCTCCCACTCTTCCGGGAGGATCGTGCCGGCCTTGAGCGACTGCAGGCTGATCCTGGAGACGTTCGAGACCATCCGGCGCATCAGCTCCTCGTGCGAGCTCTCCAGCGAGAAGATCGCGCCCGGCTCCCCCGGCTGCCCGCCCTCGGCAAGCGAGATGTTCAGCGCGAGCTGATTCATGAGCGTCGTCTTGCCCATGCTCGGCCGCGCCCCGATGACGATCAGATTGTTGTCCTGCAGCCCGCTCAGGATCTTGTCCAGCGCGTGGATTCGGGTCGGGATGCCGCTCATGCCGCTCTTCGCGCCGGCTAGCATCCGCTCGAACGTGTCGTGGAAATTCAAGGCCGCAGCCTTGGCGTCGACCATCGTCTCGGTCTTGATCGTCATGTCCGCGATGCGGGCGAGCTTGGCCGTGGTAAGGGCGATCGCCTCCCGGATGTCCTCGCGCTCCCTGAGCCCACCCTTCCCGCTGAGCTCCTGGCATGTCCGGATGGCCGCTCGCAGGGAGGCGATGTCGCGGAGCCGGATGCTGAGGTATTCCACCGTCGTGTCCGTGATGCGCCCAACGTTCCGCAGCTGGCCGGCGAAGTGGTCGATCGTCATTCCTGTGTCGACGACTGTCGGCGCCAGGGCCGGCAAGTCTACCAGTCCCGGGTCCTCTTCCCACAGCTCATAGATCCGCTTGCAGATCCGGCGGTAGGCCGTGTGGTAAAAATAGTCCGGCTTGACGATTTCGTAGACGAGGCCGATGCAGGCCGGCTCGATGACCATCGCGCCGAGGACTTGAATTTCGAGTTCACGCTCAAACGGCACTTGGTTTACGTCTGCTGAATCCTGGGATCTCTGGGATGACATAGGTTCCGTTTTTCTTCGCCTCCTCGACGATGGCGCGCCTGCGGTCTTGCTCGGCGATCCAGTCGTTTGTTTCCTCGACGGTCATGATGCCGCCGTAGTACCGGTCCTGCGCGGCCGGCTGCTGCCGGTTCTGGGTTGAAACGACCTGGAGCTTCGGCGGAGCCTGCTGCCGCTGCCATTCCTCCAGCACCGGATTCCGGTAGTAGCTCAAGGAGCCGATCGTCTGGCCCTTGGCCACTCTGTCCGCATGGACCCGCTCCATCACCTCGCAAACCAGGTCGGAAGGGATGCCCTGTCCTAGCAGCTGCTGGATCGTCTGCCGATCCATCATCGTGATCTGCGTGTCGATCTTCCGGTGCAGCTCGCAGTACATGTCCAGAACCTGGATAAAGGGCTCACGGGCGGGTTCCGGTTTTTCAGCCCGAAGGGGAGGGTCTTCTAAAGCAGCTGCTTTTAGATCTTTTTTTATCTTTGCTTTAATAATTGCTTTAGAGAGCCGAAAACCCTTGATACGACTGGGTTTTTCGAGGGTCGGAGTTCCTGTTTTAAGAACTCGACAGTTCTTGTTTTGAGAACTTTCCGGTTCTTGTTTTAAGAACTGAACACTGTCAGAGTTCTTATTTTGAGAACCGTTCGGTTCTTGTTTTAAGAACCGTTGAGTTCTCGTTTTAAGAACTTTTTCAGGGCTGCATCGGCTGATATTTATCGCGATCAGATCCTTCATCAGCTCTGCATCATGCCCTTTATTCGGGGTGATCTGCCACTGGTCGAAGTGCTTGTTGAAACGGAAGATGCCCTCCGACTTCTCCCAGCCGATGACCTTGGCGGCCATCAGAGCCTCCAGTTCGTCGCGGATATTGTTCTTGGTCACCCCGCAGAGGGTGAAGTGCGAGAGCTGAGGGATCACGGCGTCAGGCCGTCCGCAGCCCCAGCTGAGCGTCAGGATGAAGTCGATGATGTTCCGCTGCCGCTTGCTGAAATCCCTCCGGATCAGCTCCCGGTGCACCTCGTGAGATATGCGGATGTGCGCGTCGTCCGGCTGTGGGTTGACCTGCGATGCCATCGGCCGTGTCCTCCTCTCTCAGATTGGTCTAATTCGCGTAGCGGTTGGATGTGCCAAAGAGCTTGGCGTGATTCGGCGCCCAGGTGGGCGGGCCGTACTTGCTGAGGTAGCCCAGGCGGTTCAGCCACTCATCGACTGGCTTCTCCAGATGGAGCGCTACGAGCAACTCCCAGGTCGCCTTGACGTCGTTCAGCGCGCGGTGAGCGCCGTCGAGCTCGATGCCGTAGGTGACGGCCATGTTCTCGAGCTTGTGCGGATACGGCTTCCTGTCGCGGCAGATAGTGAGCGTGTCCATGAAGGGGTTGGTGAAAGTCTTGCCGGCCAGCCGCTGCATGCCGTGATGCAGGAACTGGAGGTCGAAGGCCGCGTTGTGCGCGACCAGGAGGCTGTCTCCCATCAGGTTCCGGAGAATCTTGAAGGCGAGCGTCTCGTCGGTCGCCTCGGTCAGCATCTCCGGCGTGATGCCGGTCAGCTCCGTGATCTTCGGTGCGAGCGGGAAGTCGATTCGTACGAGGGTACTGAACTCGGCCACGATCTGGCCGTTCTTGATTCGGACGGCCGCCATCTCGATGACGCGATCCCGCTCCGGACTGAGGCCGGAGGTTTCAAAGTCAAACACGGTGACGTCGTTTAGCATGTTCCTCGCTCCTAATCTCCTGCAGCCAGATGATCCGCTGCTCATAGTTGGCGCTGCGCACCGTGTAGTTCGGGTAGCCCAGCGCGAAATGCTTCTTCACTTCATCCTTGAACCGTTCAGGATCCAGACCGTAGAAGGCCCAGATCCATTCCGCGACGCCCGACTGGCACATCGGCCGGCCGAGCTCGTCAAGCTTCGGCTCAACCACCTGCAGCGGCTCCCTCGAAGTCCATCTCGCCGGCACCATCGACCGGCTCCAGCTGCCAAACCGGGTTCTCCATCTCGATGACCGATCCGTCCGGCTGGATCTCGATCGTCTTGCGCGGGTCCACGTCCTCGCTGTAGCCCATCTGCATCTCGATCGAGAGGATGCCCCACTTCGAGAGCATGTTCCGGATGACCGTCTTCATGGCCATCGCGTCGTAGTCGAGTTTCCAGCCGTAATCCGTTTTCGAGTACTGCTTCCGGTGTGCCTCAATCTCTTCCTTGGTCCAGTAGACCGTCTTGCGGAAGCCGTTGACGAGCTCGAAGTATCCGGCGTAGCCGATGACCTTGTCCGAGGTTTTGGCCTCGAAGTCGATCACGAATTCCTCCGTCAGCCGATTCCAGACGACCAGCTCGCCCTCGTAGACCTCCGTCACGTTGATGGACTTGTACTGCCCCGTTCTCAGCGCCAGCTGGATGTAGCCCTTGTAGCCGAGCTGGAAAGTGGCGCGGCCTTTGTAGGGCACGATCCAGGCGTAGCCGAGGTTCTTGTCGACCGGAAGGTCGAGCGTCGCGGCCACCATGCAGGATGCAATAACGCTCATCGGTTCGCATTTCTGCAGGTTCGCGTCTGCCGTGTACAGGTTGAGCATGGAGCTCATGAACTGTGGCGCCCGCTTGTCGAGGACTTCCTCGAAACGCTTCTTGATGGCCGGCGCGGCGAGGAAGCCTTTCAGCCCCTCGTTCTGCGGCTTCTGTGGAGTCGGCGCATTGTTGGTGCGCGACTGGAGCTTGCTGCCAAGCTCCGCGGTGCTTCTGCTTGCGGACATTCGCTTCTCCCCCTTTAGTGGACCAGGAAGCGCCGAGACGAGCTCGTGCGCGCGTACTTCTCGTAGATCTCCGGCAGCTCGGCCTTGACGGCCTTCGTGTCCAGCGCCGTCCGGCTGCTGCTCTTCCAGCTGGCGACCTTCTCGCCGTTGAGCAGCGCCGCCTCAGCGTCCTTCATCTCGGCCTTCAACGCGTTCTTGACGGCTTCAAAGCGTTCCTCCGCAGCTTCGGCGGCAGCCTTGGCCGCCCTCAGCTCCCCAATCAGAGGTTCATCCTTCACGCCGAGCTGAACAACATGCTCCGGGCGGCTGGTCGGGTACAGGTAGTTCAGCAGATCCGTGCTTGCTCCGCTGCCGTCAACGATCGGCGGCACGCCTTTCAGCACGTTCTCCGTCCAGAACTCCCGCTCGATGCCGATCAGCGTCTTGATCAGCGTTTCGTCGCGCTCGACGTAGCGCTCCTCGAACCGGTTGCCGCCGATCAGGACGGCGAAGAATCCGTAATCCAGTCCAAGGACGGCCATATAATGCTGGAGCTGAATCGCGTAATGATCCGGAATCTTGCCGTCATCCCAGTCCGCGCCGGCCCATGCATTCGTCGTCTTGACCTCAAGAATGCCGCGCCGTTTGCTGCCGTCGGTGATCAGGCGGTCCACGTTGCCCAGCATGAACGGATGCTCTTTGTGCCGGTAGAGCTTATTGCTCCGCTGGATCTTGAAGCCGGACCGTGTCGCGAACTCGCGGGCGACAACGTCCTCGAGCTGATTGCCCCAATAAGCTGCCTCGCCGGCTTCCGGTGGGACGATCTGCCCCGTCTTCTCCAAGTAGACGCCGACCGGGGATTTCCACGGGTTCATGCCGGCCACCGCCGCGGCGTCCGAGCCGCCGATGCCGCGCTGCCGGAGCTTGAGCCATTCGGCACGCTCCATGCCTTTCGTTACGGCTGCTACTGTCATTGCCATTGGTAGAGTCCTCCCTCTTGATTGGAGTGGGCCACCGTGATACGATGGCCGCAGATAGTTCTTCTTGATGACCGGTGCCCGCCGGTCATTTTTCGTTTTTCTTGGCCTTATAGCGGACGATTTCAGGCATCTTGCTGACTCTGATCGCATTCCTTTCGGCTTGGGAACCGATGTTGGCACAAAGTTCCCCGAAATTCTCCTCCGCGTGGTGTAAAGCAATGAGCCCGCCAAGACAATTCGCCACTACCTCGACAAATTCAGATGCCTCCTGTGTACTCATGGATTCGCCTCTCATCTCCGCGAAAAACCGTGACACTTCGTCAAAGATTTCTCTCATATGCCGCCTCCTTTTTCAGAATCGGGGACCAGCCCCGGATGCTTGTCCAGCATCTGAGGGAGCATGAACGGAAAGGGGGGCCAACCGTTCACGCTGCCCTCAGACAGGGGACAAGCGCCCCTGCTTCATTCCGGATCGAAGTCGCGTCGCCGCTCGCTCGCCTCGATCCGTTGCTGCTTTCGCCAGTAGCTCTCCTCCAGCTCCTCGTCGCGGAGCTCATCGTGCTCGCCATCTCGATCCAGCGGCGCCGGCATCTCCCAAACCATGCGCCGGCTGAAGCGATCCAGATTAGGTTCCATGCGCGTCTCCCTTCTTGGCTGGCAGTCCGGCCTGTGCTATAATGGCGTCAACGAGCGCCTTTAGTCGGGTCCTCAGTTGCGACGCTATCCCTGGCCGGATGGCGTTTTTTATTTGCCGGTCGATGTCGGCCACTTCAATCTCCGTCCAGCAGATCGCCGCCCGCCTCAGCTCCGGCTCCACCCGCATCGGATGCTTCAGCAGCCATTCCCGCTGCTTCTGCAGCTCCGCGATCCGCCGAACCGCTTCCCTCTCCAACTGCCGCTTGCTCTTCATCGCGTCCCGCTCCTCTCTTTGGCCGCGCCGCGCTTCCGCAGCGACATGCCATCCATCACCGACCGCACCTGCTTCAGCGCTGCCTCCATCGCCGTCAGCTTCTTCCAGCCGTCCCGGCCGCCGGTCAGGTCCATGTTCACCATCTCCAGCCCTTCCGTCGCCGCGGCCCACTGCTTCACAAGGACGTAGCTGGGATTCTTGATGGCGCCGGTCTCGACCTTGGCCAGCACCGAGCGGTCGACATGCAGCTTCCGTGCGAGCTGCTCCTGCGTCATGCCCGCTCGCTCCCGGCAGGCCTTCAAAATCTCGCCGATCGGCTGCTGCTTCGCCGTCCATCCCCCGCTTTGTGCAGATCCGGCACGAACGCGGGCTTTTTCCGTTCCGTCCGAAGGATGTAAGCTGGAAGCAGCTGGTTCGTTCCCCCGCTTGACCGCTCCGCCCGTTTCCCCGCTCGGCCTCCCCCACAGCCCGCCCAGCATTGGCGCGGGCTCCTCACGGCCCTCCAAGAACTGCCGGCCCCAGCCGGTCTGCTCGACGACCTTCCGCACGTCGATCTTCTTCTTCACGAGGCATGACCGCCTCTCCGGCGCTTCCAGCCCGGCCCCGCGTTCTTCTCGGTCCAGTCCGTATGCCGCTCGCACCACTCCAGGAGCAGATGCGTCAGCACTCGAGGTGTGCCAGCCACCCGCGTTACCGGGAAATCCTCCCGATTGAAGAGCTCGGTCGCCTTCGTTCCGCCGATATCCATCAGCTCCATGAACTGCTGCCGGTTCAGGATCGGCGGCAGGCTGTTCTGCAGGCTGTGCCGCTCAAGCGCCTTGTCCACCGCGGCGTTGATGATGCGGTTCAGCTGATCTTCATCGAATTTCACCTCAAGCATTTTCCTTCTCTCCTTCCTCCGGCTGCTCCAGCAAGATGCTGAGGTTTGCCGCGATCAGTTTTTTCTCCAGCGCCGAGCATTTCCGCTGGTTCACATAAGCGACCATCGTCCGAACCATGTTGGCCAGATCCAGCAACCGCAGCGCCGGCAAAGCGCCGTCGCCTTCCCATGCTGCTGCGATTTCGTCCATCGAGTCCAATTAGATCACCTCCCTTCCGGTTGAGGTTTGCTCAACTTTTTTCTTAAAAAAAAGCTGGTCTGTGAGATCATGAATTTTCATCTCAAACTTTTCTGCAATAGCTGGAATATGCTTTGCTTTCAGCTCGTTTTCACCGGTCTCGATTCGCTGATATCCACCAGCAGTACGAAGCCCCAAAGCCTGCGCCATCTCTTGAAGATGGAGCCGTTTTTCAATTCGGAGCTGGCGAAGGTTGCTGTAGTTTACGTCCATGTTTTTCACCGCCCTACTTGTTGATGTTTGCTCAACTCATGAATTAATAATATTTGAGTTTACATCAACTGTCAACATAATATTTGCTCTTTACTCAACTTAATTCTCTTTTTCATCAATTATTGATATGGTTGTTTTGAGGTATCATCAAATATTGGAGGTGGTAGGGTGAAGCCTCCGGCAAAACCCTATTCGGAGAGAATTAAGAAGCTTCGAAAGTCATTCAATATGACTCAGCGACAACTTGCAGACCGACTTGGGGTCGATAACACCACAATTTCTAAATGGGAAGCTGGCATTTATGAGCCCAATTCAGACCTGCTAAACCAGCTTGCTGAGATTTTTGAAACGACGGTGGATAACATTTTAGGACGAGCTGCAGCAGGTCCTGCACCTGGCGACCATGAAAGGGAATTCAACTTCTTTGAAACTAATGACGTCCAGTTCATCGCTCGCTCTCAAAAAAACCTCTCTCCCGAGGCCTTCCGCAAAATGCAGGAGCTTGCCAAGAAAGCTCGGGAAATCTTCGACGAGGATGAAGATTGACCCGCTAGGCTCCGCAGGTCGACCTGATTTCAAGCGAGCGAACATCATGGCCGAGCAGATTCTGCGCGAGCTGAACGATCCGGAACCGGCGATCGACCCGTTCTTTATTGCAGCCCGATTCGGATGGAAAGTCATGTACGAGTCGCTGTACGGGCCAGACGCCTACACTGCGAAAGATGTGAGGCGAGGTAATAGCCGCCACATCATCTTCATTGCCGACGACGCAGCGCGGGGCCACTCCCCCCTGAAGCAGCGAAGGCGCCAACGCTACACACTCGCCCATGAAATCGGGCATATTCTGCTGCATTCGGAATTTGACTGGGCAAGCAGCAGCGACATCCCAGAGTTCGGCCAAAAACTTGAGGTCGAGGCCCACTGGTTTGCAAGTCGGCTCTTGATGCCAAATTACGGTTTCAAGAGCGTCATGGACCTGACCGTGAAGGCCGTCATGGAGAAGTTTGACGTGAATATCTCGGCTGCCAGGAAGCGATTGGAGAAACTTGATGAACGGATTCGAGACAGCCTGACGGAACAAGTTATCCCATTCTTCGTCTGGCAAAAGCCCGAAATCCTGGAGGACGAGCCGATCGATCCTGGCATCTGGATGATGGAAGTCGCGGCAGCCGCTGAAATGGACGTTGAATGGCGCGTCTGCGAAAGCTGCCAAGAGCTCATGCTGCGGGACTTCTATGGTTACGTCTGCTTCAAGTGCGGGAAGTTTGGAGATCAGCAGGATACATAGCAACTCCCCCAGCCGATGGGGAATTGGAGGAGCATTAAATGATTACTTTCAAGCGAGGAGAACACGAAGTTCTTGTCACTTCAGACGAGGTTATTGAGATTCTAAATCGGGTAGAGGAAAACCCATATAATTCAGCGTTATATGAAGTTACAGGGAATAGTCCTGATTCCGAAGCCAAGATAAAAAAATATTTAGAAGCGTGGATAAATAGAGACGAATCCGGGTTTTATAATAAATTTGTCTACCGAGATATTCAAGGGGAACGAGCTAAGCTTGTTGCAAGTGCATACTTAAAACGGTTCTCCGAATTATTTGATACTATTTCACTCGGGAATCAAACCAAATTAAGAATTACTGAATCTAATGATGATTATTATATTGTTTCAATTAATGATAAAAAAAGCTTTATCAATAATAATATCCCAAACAAGTTGATCAGTATTAAAAAGACTTCTATTTTTCACATTCAAGGAACAGTTTCTGATTTTTTAATTGAAACAATACATGCCAAAATTTCTTTCTCTAAAGATTCCATTTACATCAGCGTTTTATGAAAAATAATAAATTATTGAACTACGCTTACCTCAACAGTATCCCCATCAGCATCTGGCAAGACGGAGAGCCACAAGCCTTCGGCCTAATTGAGCTGCACATCAAGGACGCGGTGCGGGTGAACGGCATGTACTACGTCAAGAGCCAGCATGAATTCCGTCTCGAAGAAGCCCGCTGAGGGCTTTTTCTTTCCACGATTTTCCGAACGTACATTCTGGAGTAGGAGGAGAGGCATGGCATCATTCACGAAGATCCCGGCCAACAACAAGCAGGGCTACAAGTGGGTTTGCATCAAGGACGGCCCGCCTGATCCAGCCACCGGGGCGCGGAACCAGGTCAAGCGGCGCGGCGATACGAAGAAGGAGGCCGAGGCGCGCTGCGACGAGGCGATTAAGAAGCTGGGCGAGCATGGGCTCAGCGAGAAGGATCTAAAGCAGTTGCCGTTTGGACGGGTAGCTGCGGAATGGTTGGAGACTTACGTTCGAGGAGGAGCAAAGCCCGGGACCATCCAGCGCCGGAAGGACTCCTTGAAGATTATCTTCTCGTTCATGGAGCACGTGAATATCAACCGCATCACGCCGAAGCTGCACCAGTCGATGCTAAACGAGCTGTTTGATTCTGGCTACTCAAAATCAACGTTGGATAGCGTTCATGTCGCGGCGAACCTAGTCTACAAGCATGCGCTGAAGGAACGATACATCCAAAGCAACCCGGCTGCCGGCGCGACGATCCCGGTGAAAGTCCGCACCGTGGAGGAGATCGAAAACAATCCGGTTGAAAACAGCTATCTGGAACGCGGCGAGCTGCATCAGTTCCTGGCCACAGTAAATGAGCATGGCCTGACGAATGACGCGCCCTTCTTCTACCTCATGGCATTTTCGGGATTACGGATTGGCGAAGCGCTCGCTTTGAAATGGACAGACGTGGACTTCGAGACAGGCAACATCCGCGTGACCAAGACGCTGTACGCGCCCCGGAACAACATGAGGACGACCGTACTACTTCCGCCTAAGACAACCGCCTCCATCAGGGAATTCGACCTGGATGAGGACGTGATGAAGCTCCTGAAGACGCACAAGGCACAGCAGAACCAGCGCATCCTTGAGAAGCGGCTTCTGACTGCTGACTTCCATAACGGAAACTACGTCTTCGCTAACGACAGCGGCTATCCAACGGTTCACCGGCAGATTGAATTCAGGATGAAGCGCCTCTTGAAAAAATCCGGTCTGAAGAAGCCAGCGACTCCCCACTTCTTCCGCCATACGCATATCAGTATGCTGACCGAGGCAAAGGTCGACCTGAAGACCATCATGGATCGGGTCGGCCACGACGATCCGAAGACGACGCTGAAAATCTACACGCACGTCACGGAGAAAATGAAAAAGGATGCCGGTCAGAAGCTCAGCAGCTCCTACTCCGACATCCTTAAAGGCCTCATTCTGCAAGATTCGTGA